TCCGCCCGGCCCGATTGCGCCTCCGCGCTTGATTGAGTTGTCAAACGCCTTATTGAGCGCAAACGATGACGGGACGGTTGCAACCGTGTAGTCATCGGGGTTGTGGCTTACTTTGCGGGCGGTAATAATGTCTGACCCGTCGTACTGGAGCGTGCCATCATTCTTAAGCTGTATGCCCTTGTTTGTCTTTTTATTGCGGATGTAGCCGCCAGCGGCATCAGCGCCGATGTGAAGATAATTACCGGCATCAAACAATGCCTTGCTGTCGGATACGGTGATGCTTTTGTAAAAATTGGGGTCGTCCATGCGGGCTTTTACCCTGCCCAGCTCGTCATAAAGCCAGCGTGTACGGTTTGCCAGCTCCCGTGTCGGGCGGTTGTCGATACCGTTAGGGCCGCCCTGCACAGGGTCGGAGGTCTCCCATTGGTAAATGCCCGCCTCCCAGCGGCTTATCTCGCTTAAATTTGCCATCTATGCTGTCCCTCGATTAAACGTGCCGTCCCTTAATGCTTGTCCGTTGTGCCTCAAGGAGACGTGTTGGTAATCCAATGCCGCCAAAACACATCGGGCAGGTGCAAACGCCCGCAATGTGCGCCTCAGCAAGGCTGCCTGATCGTTGGTAATGGTATTGGTCATAATGATGCGGTAATGCGCCCAACGGTCTGTATGACCGTGTGTATAACTACCGTCACGGTGGATTTCGCCGTTGTGCAGCTTATTGCTTAAGCCCTCGACGATCTCGACCTCGCCGAACCCGAGACGGCGCACAATCTCGCGTATTGCCCAGGGTGTGCCTTTGTACCTGTGGAGCTGGTAGGCCCCTTTGATGAGTTTGCGGCGGGTTTCGTCGCTCTCGGCAAGCCAATAGCCGTCCTCGCCCAATATGCTTCGACTCTCCGCCAACAGTTCCAAGTGTTCGGGCGCGACCAGCTCAGTCAAACGCGGCATCAGCTTGACCGCGTCAATGTCGCTCATCCTTAAGCCCAAATCGGCCAACATCCGATAACGTTGATCGCGTTCGATAACGGAGGCATAACTCAGTGTTGCCATTGTTGCTACCCCTCTGCCGTTTCGGACGATGCCCGGATATTGACGGACGTACATCTTGCCCATTGGTCGGGCGTGACGACGGTTAGGGTCGGCTTTTTAAGGACTACGTTATAAACGCCAGCGACTTTTAAAACTGTTTGGATGTCTAAAGGCACAATATCCATGCCAAGTTTTTCACTTCGCGTTACTTCATACTCCGCCCATGCTTGTTTTGCTGCCGCCAAAACCTCGGCAGCATTAACCCCGGTATACAAAACCAGCTCTGCGTCCAGCGTATAGTCGATTGCTGCCGGAGCAGTTACGGTTACCGTGTCGCAAAGCGGACGGACGCGTTCTCCGGACAAAAACCTTTGCACCTCGCTCACCAACTCCGAAGACGGCAACCCGTTTTTGGTTAATAGCGTTACCCTTACTTGCCCCCCTATCGGGAGGCCGTCCGACCCCGTTAAATTGCCCACATGTACGTCGCAAATAGCAGGGCTGACACGGCGGGCAAAATACTCATAAGCCCCGACAGGGCCTGCAACGCTAAAGCTTTCGGGGGCAAGCAGGATGCGTTGGCGGTATGCCTCATCAGATTCTTCCGCCGCGCCGCCCGTCGGCACAGTAGTGTTGATGGCTGTAACGCCGTCAATCGGATTGACAAGCGTATTAACCTGCCCAGCGGCAAAACCATTACCCGACACGCCGGTTTGGATGCAGACAGCCTCCAAATCTAAAGTACGGATTGACGGCGAGAGCGTGCCGGATGCAACCGTCCAAAACACGGTCGCCCCGGCGGCCACTTGAGTGCCTTGTGCAATCAAAACAGGCTCCGCTTTGGAGGTAGCCAACGTAAAACGGATGGTGCATCTGGCGGCGGAGGCTTCAAGCCGCGGGGTGTTGACATCATCGCCGCATAAATCCAACATCAACCCCGTTGCAAAACGCGGGTGCTGTTGGCGATAAGCTTCATTGAATGCTTTTCTCGCCAAAGTCTCGCGATAAGCGTAGGTATTGATGAGCAGCCGCTCGATGTGGGCGGGTTGCAGAGTTTTACCACTGCGGTTCTCATAGTCGGCAATGGTTTGTGCCAGCACTTCAGCGAGATCGTCTGGAACCGCCTTAACCTCTTCCCGCTTAAGTTTGCTCAAATCCATACTGCCTGCTCCAAGATAATGTCTGTCGTATAAATCTCGCCCGCCACCTCATCTGAGACGCGCCAGTAAACCGTCATCGTCAGATGCGGCGCAGCGCCGCCGAAAATAATGTCTTCGACCACCACCCGCTTCTCCCACGTCTGTATTGCCAACATGGTCGAACGCACGATATTGGGGACAAACACATCTTCGGGGGTGTCCAGCCATTTGTAATGGTCGGAACCGAAATCAGGACGGGTAACGTCCGCGCCTTTGCGGGTGGACAGGATATTGCGGATACATTGGTCGATGTCGTCCGCACCCTGAACCACGCCCGAACCTTCAGGTGCGAGCTGCCAGTGTTTAGAGATAGGCGCGGCGTAAAACATCAAAAAATCCCTGTATCGCTTATAGATACAGGGATTGTAGAGAAGGCCGTCTGAAACGCCTTTTAATGCGGTTTAATGATTTTTCGGCTCGCCGGTTTGGCCGCCTGAATCGCCGTCATGGATGTGCTTGCCGATGTTGATGCCGTTGACGATGAGGTCGCCGGTGATGTTGACTGTACCTTTGATATTTGCCGCGTCGCCGCCGCCGTCATTACTGGCCGTCAAACCTGCGGTATAAGTCAACATCCCTTTTACTGTCGCATTGCCCGTGATTTCGGTCTCCGGCGATTGGATGTCTACTTTTTTCGCCGCTTTGATTCGGACTTTACCCGGCGTCTCAACGACTACTTCGCCGCTACTGCGGTCGTGCGAGATGACCGTGCCGTTGGTAAACCGTTTGACCCATTTGTTTTGGTCGGATACCGGCGGTTTATCTGAGGCATTGTAAATCGCGCCGATAACGCAACCGGTCTCACCCCGCGCATCCAGCAGGCAGACAACCAGTTCGCCCACATCGGGGAGGCTGTAAAAACGGTTGCCGCCCGCCGCCGGTGTCGCCATAGGCAGCCAGTCGGTTACCATGTCGTCGAGTACGGGAATTTTTACTCGCAAACTGTGCGCCGCCGCATCAATCGCCGATACAATGCCAAATTGCATCGTTGCTGTAAAATCATGGGTTTTCATTGTTTTTCTCCTCGTCTGCGACATACTCCGTCATTTTTATCTCCAATTCGGTCGTCCATCCGCCGTGGCGCGTGAAATCATGTCTTGATTGCTTGACCAGATATTTACCCGAAAACTTGCCGAATCCTTTAAGCTGTACCATTTGACCTGCCACCAACAGCGCATTGCCAACTAGTGTAACGTTACCCGCACATTGGTCGTCCTGCGCATCTGCCAATTTGGCATCTGCCCTGGCGTTTAATTGCGCAGCGCTCTCCCCCTTATTCGGCACGATACGCAATGTATCGCCCGTGCTGCCGTGTTTGGCTTTGCCGCGTCTTGATTTGCTGCTGCGGCTCGCCGACACGGTCTGTTTGGATTTCGGGTCGTAGCCTTTGACATCTACTTTAGACGGAACCCCCTTAATCAAATCACGCAGGCGGATACGGATGATGTCCTCGGGCAGCAATACTGCAACGGCAGGACGCTGTTTTAGCTCGGCATTATCGACAAATACCAGTTTGTTGCCGACGATTTTAAAGCTGTGGCCATACTCCTGCGCCAAACGTGCCAAAAACTCAATATCACGCTCTTGGTACTGCGTAACACGTTTGATGGGGATGTTTTTGACCGTACCCGTTACCTCCAGCTTCAAACGACCTGCCACCTGACGGACAATGGCGGCCAGAGTCGTGTTTTCATACGCCTTACCGCGCAAAGTGCGGCTAGACTTGGTAATCCCGGTCGATAGTGCCTTCAGGCTGACCGTCGACGGAGGATGGTTGTACTCAATCTCGGCAATCTCAAATTTGCCAAAAGACAACAGCCCGGTAAATTGGTCGCCCAGGCTCAAAGACAAAGCATCACCCTGTTCGGGATACCAATTACGCAGCCAGCGTCCGTCCGCATCCTCAAACTCAACCTGCAATTCGTCCGACTGCCCCTCAAGATAATCGGTATAGCTAAACGAAATCAGATAAGGCGCGACATCTGCCGTTATATCCTTGTCTTCGTAAGACAGGACAAAATCGGGCATGGTAACTGGATGAGTGCTACCGCTGCCGTCAAGGCCTTTTGATTTTAAAAACGCACCTAACGCATCCACCACGGTAGCTCCTCTTGGTTGTTTTTCGGCTTAGTTTCGAGGACAGGGACAAAGACCGTGAAGCCGCCCGTAAACTCCTCCGCCAACGGCAAGTGAGGATTGGCCGCAATCAGGCTGTCAATCAACAGCGCATTGCCGTAATGCTTGTGCGCAATCAAATCCCAGCGGTCGCCGTCTTGGGTGGTGTAGCGTATTACCGCACTCATCATTTATCCTTTCTTGCCGCCAACCAGCCGGTCAAAGCCTGGGCAGCGGCAGAGCCGTTTGCCATCGCATCAGATGCCTCGGCAACACCGTCCCCGACGGCAGTCAGCCAGCCGCCGATGGAGCCGCTCTCATACCCGGCACGCAATGCACCGACGGCACCGCCCAGCCTGTTGGCCGCTTGCCCGGCCTGCAATGCAAATTCAGCCGCGCCTTTTATGTCGCCAAAAACCGCTGTTACCTCCGGCAAGGCATTGAGCCGTCCTAAAGTGCTGCCGCCAATATTGAGTGCGTCCCCTAACAGGTTTAATGCCCCTGACGGGTCGTTTTTCAGATTTTTGGCAGCCTGTATCAGATTCTGCATATCGCTGATACCCGCTTCAGCGGCGCGGTAAATTTTCACACCTTTTTCCACCGCTGAAATCAATTTGCCCGCTTTTGCCTGCACGCTCTCCGGCAATAAGGACAGGAGCGGATTTTGACCGCCCGACTTGACGGCAGGAGTCGGGAGCGGATTATTCGGGTCGCCGACAAACTGGGTCAGCTCTACATCCAATTCCCGCGCCGCCGTCCGGCCTTGCGCGTCCTGAATCAACGTGCGCTCCGTCAACCGCTCAAGCACAAACCATCCGACAAAACGACCGCTGCCGTAAACCAAAGACACCGCCTGCTGCGCTTCCAAAGCCGACAGCAGACCCTTATAAGCCGTATCAGGATTGCCCAGCCGCCAATGCAACTTGAGAGAAAAACGCAGCGTCGTCAGTTCGTTTTGCAAGGCCTGCAGCCGCGGTCGGCCTTTTAAGACCTCATGTTTGGCGAAGTTCGCTGCATGTTCCATCTCCAGCGAAGTAAAACTGTTTAAAAGCTCAAAGCGCACATCACCTAACATCGCATACATCAATAAGCCCTCCGTGCTTTGTCTTCCATCATACGGCGGAACATTGCTTCAAATTCACGCAAGCCCATCTGCAGCGCAGCCTCAATCTGCTGAGGATTACCGCCCGGCGCATTGATGGTTGGGTTGTAATTGATGGTCATCCCACCCGTTGACTGGGAGCTGCGCGCATCCGCAAATGCAGCGCGGCCAGATGATACCCGCGCCGCCATTTGTCCCATATGGTTTGCAAAACCACTTTTCAGACGACCAGCCGTATTGGCCACAGAAGCGATTGGACGTGACGCACCTTTGTCTAAACCTATTTGCAGCCCCTCCATCATCCATCCGCCGAAACGTCGGAAAACACGGCTGGGCGAATGAATGCCCATTACACCGGCAAAAGTTTGCTTGAGAGATGCGGCCTGTTGTGCAAACCAAGTTTTGACCGATTCAATTTTTGATTTGAGACCGTTCCACAGCCCCTGGATGATATTGGCACCAAACTGGGTAAAGCTGGACGGCAACTGTACGCCGAACCAAGACATAACAGAGGCAAACGACTGATAAAACAACCCTAACGGCGACCAGTTGATAATCTGCGCTGAGATATTGCCTATGCCGCTATTGAAAAATGCCTTGATGCGTTCCCAACACGTACCGAAAAAAGAGGCTATGGAATTAACTACGCCGCTGATGAAATTACTTAAATCTTGCCACAATGCTTTTGCACCACCGACTACACCATCCCAGTTTTTATAAAGCATATAAGCGGCAACACCAAGAAGTGCTAAAGCAATGCCAATAGGCGATATTAATAAAAACCTACCCAGACTCATCAGACCACTACCCAACAGTGTTGCCGCCGTTTTTACTACACCGAAAATACGGGCCAGCGCACCAATGCCTGATTTAAACCTGATAACAGTGGCAAGCCAGTCAACGCCGAGCAAGGCTTTTGCAAGCCTGAACGACACCATCAACCCGGACAACTCATTCCCGACAAAACGGAACATTAGCCCACCGACCTTCAACGCCGCGAACCCTGCCGCAAGATGCACGAGTGCGGATACAACTTCGGGATTTTTTGATGCCCAATCTGCAAAACTGTTTATAATCGGGCGGATGGTCGTCATCAGCTGATTGAGCGCGGGCAACAATACACTGCCCGCTGTGATACCGATTTCCGTCAAACTATTTTTAAAGATTTGCCAGTTGTTTGCTGTCGTGGCAGACCTGGCGGCAAACTCTTTATCCATACTGCCGATAAACGCAGGTTTACCGTCTTTTGAGGTTTTTTTGAGTTCATTGATTGATTTCTTATAGGTCTCCAACCCGCTAACCAATACCGCGACATCATCGGCATATTCCAAGCCGAACAAATCAACCAGTGCGCCCATTTGGTTTTCTTTAGGCAGTTTTCCGACCTGTTTCAAAAAGTCCATCAACGCCTGCTCGCCGTTTTCCTTGATGGCTTTCTTCAAATCTTTTGATTCCATCCCCATATTTTTCAGGGCTTTTTGGAATTTCGCTCCTTGCTTATCCGCAGTCATCAATTTGGTCAACATACCGTTAATTGCCGTACCGGCGATTTCAGGCGTTTTGCCTAGGCTGATAAACGCATTGGATAAAGAGGTCGTCTGAATTTCGGTCAATCCAAATTGTTTGGCAACGCCACCCACTCGACCGAGCGTATTAATAATATCGCCCGCCTTGGCAGGACTTGAGTTGGACAAATGATTGACTGCATCGCCCAGTTTGCCGATTTGGTCGATTGGTATTTGATAGACATTGGCAAGTTTCGCCATGCTGTCGCCTGCCTGATCGGCAGCCATGTCGAACGCTACCGACATCTTGGCGATGGTCTCTGTGAATTTAGGCAAGTCTTTGCGCGCCACGCCCAGCTGACCGCCTGATGCAGTGATTTTTGCCAGCTCTGTCCCTGCCATAGGGATAGTGCGTGTCAGGCGCAAAATGTCCTGTTCCATTTCCTTAAACTGCTTGGGCGTATCAAAATCAACGACCTTTTTGACATCTGCCATTGCCGATTCAAATTCGACGGCCAGTTTCACCGGGAATGCCACCCCCGCCACAGATCCGGCTGCTCCCCAAAATTCGTCTTTGATCGCGCGGCGGCGGTCGTAATGAGCCTGTTTCTGCTGCTGCAAATCAGCAACGAGGCTGCGTTTGCGGTTAATTTTGGCGATAGTCTGACCAAGCTGGTCATATTCGCGGCGAAGTTCACCAACCCTTTTGCGGCTCATCCGTAGAGGATTTTGCAACGTTTCGCCAAGCAGGCTTTGCCGTGCCGCCAGACCTTTGACTGTTTTATCCAAAACGTCCAAAGACGACTTGACTGATTTGATACCGGCAACTGCACCGCCGACCGATGCGCCGATGGTAATGCCTAAAGAAAAACCGCTTGCCATATGACTGCCTGCAATTTAGAATTTGTTCAAGAAAAGAAAGGGATGGTCATGTATATCAACAGCAAATATGAAACTGTGTTTGACCGCGTCAGCGACCTGGCGGCAAAAGGTCTGTTTGCCGTTTATATGTTGGGCATTGCTTGGACTGTTATAACTAATACGCCCACCGACCTTGCCGTCATGTTGCCCGTTCTGCTGCTGGCATGTTTTTTAGGGGCAATAGCTTGGTTGCTTGTCGGATTCATTCCGACATTTATTGTCGGAGTGCTGGTTGGCGGTTTATCGGCTGCAACAATATTTATTAAAGACAAAATCAAAAGCCGCACCGCGAACGGCACGGCTCTGAAATTCTAAATCCCGCCTCTTCGATAACCCGCCTTCATTTGGCGGGTTGCTTCTTTCTGCCAGTCTTCAAATTCATCCAGCGGCAGCGTATAAACCTCATCCACGCTCCAACCGAACCACCATGCCAAATCAGCAGCAGCAGACAGCAACTGCCGCTGCGCTTCAGACTTTGAAAGAGGTGGACTATTTGTCTTGGTCGGATTCCGTGAATCGGCGAAACGTTTCCTGCAACTGTTTCCAGTCCACCAAATCCAAACAATCCAAGTCTTCGGGAATCATGCCCGTCATGCGGGCAAACAGGGCCAGCTCCTGCTCCGCCTCATTCGTCAGATGCGAGACGGCGCGCAAATCACCCACACACAGACGGCGGACGGTTACCTGCTCCAACATCTGACCCGTCGCCAGTCTGACCGGATATTTCAGTTTCACAACGGTATTTACACCCAAATCTTCTTGCAACTGCTTGGCTTCATTCATTTTTCATCTCCAAAACGTTTATAAAAATAAAAAAATCACCGTATCGGTAAAGATACGGTGATTGTGTCAAAGGTCGTCTGAAACGGCTTTTAATCCGATTTAAAGATTAAGCGCCAATGTTTTTACGCATTTGGCTCAAAACGTCCTGACCGTCCACGCGGTAGATGTTTTTGAGCGCGTTGTAATACAGCACTTCGCGACCGCCGACGACTTGACGGACTTCTGTCGCCTGGTAGGTTGAGCTAAATTCCGCCTTTTCCTTCGGCTTGTAGCCGCCTAAAGCGTTTTTTGAAAACATCGCCGTTACCGTAGTTACGATGGGAACTTCTTCCGCCAAACCTGCCGCATTGAAGGTTTGCAGGTTACCGCGCACCATCAGTTGCACGGCCTTGAATGGGTTGGATGCCTTCTTCGCCACCTCGGGATAAAAGCTGTTCCAAGTAACTTCGCCTTCCAGGGCTTCGACGCCGTTTGGCAGCTTAATCGTGCCAACCATACCCAGACCGGTAAAGTCGTCCTGGCCAAACTCAAACTCAGGCAATTTAAATTCGGATGCATTACCCAAAAGGCTGTTGCCGTCGATATAGATGTTGGCATTGTAGATTGCATTGATTGCAGACATATTTCTTCCTTTTCAGACGACCTTAGTTAGCCGATACCAAATTGATAAGATACTTGCGGGTCATCACGCTGGTATTGGTAATACGCTCGGCCGGCAGTTTCGGCGTGTAGTCGTAAACGATGGGGACCTGACCTTTGCTAAACGCATCAACCAAATCGTATTCATAGTCCAAATCCACCGAGAAGCCCACAATAGATTTAAGCGTAGACATATAGGTGCGGACGCTCTCAAGCAGGCTGTCAATCAAGGCATTCGGATCGTCTGCATCAATCGGTTTGTCAACATACTGCAACTCTAAACGGCGGATAGACTCGTCAATAATGTCGCCGGTGCGTTGCGCCACCTCAAAATTTTTAATATGCGATGTAGTCGGGAAGCAGGCAAGGCGGTTACCCCACATACGATAGCCTGTACCGTAGGAATTAAATACAGTCGTAATGCCTTTTTCATTCAGACGGTTGGTTTCGGACTGTGGGTCGTCCGCACGGGCGGTCAGACCGATTTCCACGCCCGTTACGCCCAAGATCTCACGGTTGGAGATGCTGAACCAGTAGCCCTGTTCCACATCGGTTTTCATTCGCAGGCCTGCGGCGTGGGTGGCAAGGTTTTCAAGACCGAGCAAACCGACGACATATGGATAAAAGAGCTGGCAGCGGTCGGACGATGTCTGGAAATTAATCGTACCTAACGGACCACGACCTTCGAGAGCTTTGCTCAGGCTCGTACCTTGCGGAGCAGCCACATAAGCAATGGCCTTCAGCTTGCCCGCAATGACTTCCATCGCCGCGCGCACATTGGCATGGCGATCAAAATCAGGCGCAATAATGATTTTGGCGTCCGCGCCTTGGCGGTTGAACCCTTCCATCAACAGCTCTAATCCGGTCCGTTTGCCTGTAGCGGCAACGTAAGCACCAATGATGTCGGCAGCCTGAACCTTGGTCGGGTCGGTATAGGTATAACTGATTTTGGGCGAGTTAGGTTTGGTTTTGTAGGTAATCTCACCTGTCAGGGTGTTGATGGTGTAGTGCGTGTTTTCGGTCAGCGTATTGCCGCCGTCCGTCAGTGTGTAGCCGCTTTGCAGAGCAGGCTTGGCAGTTTTGGCTGTCAAGGTGTCAGGATCAACCGTCAATACTTCGTTGCTGACGCTTGTCTTATGTTTGGCGGGGTCGCAAACATTGACAACATAGGCGACACCGCTGCCGTAGCGCGTCCAAATGTGTGCGGCATCCGGCAGAGTGAAGCCTTGAGCAGTCAGCTCGCCGCCGAATTGGCCAAAGTCTTTCTTCGTTTGACATACAGTCAGCTCGTTGACCGCACCGACCGGCGCAGTGCCGACGATAGCGGTAATTGCGCCGTCAACGGTATAGACGGGATTGGAGCCGCCGTCGATGCGGATGGTCTCCGTGCCGTGATGGTAGGCTGCTGCCATGATGGATACTCCTATTTTTTAGGTTTTAAATCGGGGTTGAGGTCTTGGTCGGGGCGGCGGTAGTGGGCAGCGATGAAAAGCGGGCGTTTTTCTTTGCGGCAGACTTCGACCTGCTGGGTTTCGGTCTGCAAAACCAGCTGATACTGCCATGCACCCGCATCCTCGGCCAAAAACTCCTCGCTGATAAGGTGGCAGGGCTGGCAGTTCGGCGGTGCGAAACCAACCATAGCAAGACGTGTCTCATCCAAGATGGCCAAAGTGCCGTCATCCGCATTAAGGCTGCTGCCAAAGATGGTCAGCATCAGCCTGACATCGCGCTGCTGCGCAATACGACCGAGCTGCTCAATATCGCCAAATTTACTGCCGCCGTAGCCGACCAAGATTGCCCCGACGGGATGGATAAATTGGTATTCGGACGGACGCTCGGGGAAAGCCTCAACGCTGACCCACGGGATAGCTGCCTGCAAATGCTCTACTACCGCATCAATAATCGGACGTGTCGCGCTCATCAGTAGCCTCCCAAATCTATTTTGTCGCGCACTCGGACGTGATATGCGCCCGGCTCAGGTTGCGACGGCTTGTCCAATGTGGCGATACCGATATGGATTTTGCCGTCGCGGATAGACTCAAGTGTTTTAATCGTCGTGTTGTAGGCGGTTTCCAGCGGTTTCGGAAAGTCGGCGCGGTTGATTCGGCGGCTGTGCAAAAAATGGCGGGCAATGTTGATGCATAAAGGCTGCAACACCGTCGGCGTTTCCGCCAAAGGCAGCACATATCTGCCACGCAGGTATCCGTCCACCAAATCGCAGGCATAACGCACTGCCGCATCAATGACCTGAGCGTCGGGTTCCGTCCCGCGCGCATTGTCGTTGGTCAGTTGCACCAACTCCATTTTGCCCATCGCAGCCGTCAAATCATCCGCGCCGATATACATGGCTTACTCCGCCTCTTCGGCTGCTGCCGGTTTTTTACCGCGTTTCGGCTTTTCAACTTCGCCCGCAGTACCTGCATCATCTGACGGCGTATCTTCGGACGGTGGGGTGTCATTTTGTTGCGCATCCAGTTCTTCGCCGGTTGTCAGTGTCGGGGTAACGTGTGCCGCGACTGATTCGTACTGTTCCGGCGTTAATTCGACCGCTTCGCCAGCTTCGACGCGAAATTGGTTGCCTTGGGTGTTTTCCAAAATCAACGGAGTGTTTGCAATATAAACTTTAGCCATGATCAGCCTTTCAAGAATACTTGGATGACTTCGCCCGCCGCAGTTGCCGCAGAGCGCGCCGTACCGGCAATCTTGGCATTACCTGCCGCCTTGACTGCCGCGCCTTGCGCATCGGCTGCTACTTCATCGCCGACGGCAATCGTGCCGCCTGCCTCGACTAAGGCGATACCCAATACATCGACAGCCAACATTTCGCCCGCATCCGCATCCAAAGTAGCAGTACCCAGCACTTTCACACCGGCGGCTGCCTGTTTGCCTGCGAAATCCACAAAGCGGTTTTTGACCACCTTGCCTGATGTTTTGACCGTGGTTACCAAGACCACTTGTTTCGTTTGTGCCATTTTTCTCTCCACAGGTCGTCTGAAGCCTTTCAGACGACCTTTTACTTGTCAAGCAACCGCGTTTTCGAACAGGAAACCGCATGCACCGCCGACCACCGCCGCTTTGCGGATGTCGGTATAGCGCGCGTATTCCACCTTGCCGCCGACTTCTTCGTAGCGGTCGACTACCGGCATACCGCGACGGCGGAAGGTATAACCGAAGCTCGGCTCACCCTCGTCATTGCCACCGGAAGCCGTATGCGGACGCACAATCAGGCTGGCGAATTTGCCCCAAATATCTTGGGTGGCCTTATTGGCGGCAGGCGCAGATACCGCCTCGCCGACGATGATGTCGTCCAGCTCCAGCAGATTTTTCAGCTGCTCGACCGTGAGCAGGGACTTGCGTTCGTTTGCACCCAGCGCACCGATGAGCTTCTCGTGGCGTTTCAATGCCGCCAACACGCTTGCACCGACCACCAGCACCGACGGGCGTACACCGCAGCCGGCACGCACCGTTTCGCGGGCGGTTTCGATGTCTGCCAACGGATCAGAGTTTTTATCGCTCCATTTTTGGGTGGCGGCCAAGTCTTTGCTGAAACCGGACTGATAAGCCGATTTGTTTTGCAGGAGGGCGGCAGTTTCGATTTCCTGACGCAGCTGCACGCCCTTGACCGCACGGCGTGTTGCCTTGGTGCGCTCGTCGTACATGGATTCTGCTTGTTCGCGGTAATCCACACCGGCGGCCAAATCATGCTCTTCCAACACGACCGGCATAAAGCTTGGCGAGTCCAGCGTAATCACATTCGATGCCGCACCGACCGCACGTTCGGTCTGATACTCGACAAACGAACCCTTGCCGAACACCGGCACACGCACGCCTTCTTTTTCAGTAAACACCACCGGGAAGATTTTCTCGGCAATAAAATCCGCCTGCTTGTAGCCCAGTGCGAGATTGGTCAAAACCGGATCAAGCTGGCCGCGCAGGCCGCGCAAATGAGATGCACTCATGTTTTATCCTTTTTTAGGTCAAATGCGACGACATCGTCGCATTTGACGGGTTGATGATTTAAGCAATAGTACGGCGGGCAGCCTCTTCGTAAGGGATACCTTCCTTCGCCGCCAATGCCAATGCACGTTGGTGATGGCTCAAGGCTTCCGGGTCCGACGCTTCGGCAAAGTCTGCCGCCAATCCCGACGGCGTTTCACCTTTAGCCATCTCGCCGCCCTGAATCTGCTTGGGCAGCACGGCAGTAAAAAACGCACGCAGCGCAGCAGACAAAGGCTGCTTCTTACTGCCTTCGCCGAAGTCGGCAGTTACGTCGTCAGGGTATTCGGCAAAATCCAAAACCTTGACGACCAAATCCTTGTCGGCAGGTTTCAGACGACCTTCTTTAACCAAGCCTTCAGCAAATTCGGCATTCTGATCATGCGCACCATCGCGCAGGGCGGTATGCTGCTCGTCTTGCAGCTTTTTCAATTCCGCTTGCGATTCGGCGGCCTTCTTCTCGGCAGCTTCGCGGGCGGCCTTTTCGGCTGCAAGCTCTTGTTCCAGCGACATAGGGGTCTCCTTGTTTTCATGGTTTTCTGGGGGTGGGGGTGATTCGGTAAATTCGGCAGGCGCATGGGTTTGAGGCACGGCAGCCAATTCTTTAATTGCCTCAATTTGCCAGTCAGGCAGCACTTTATCGGCTTCTTCCAGACCGAAACGGCCGATAAACCAGTCTCTGAAACGGCTTAATAACGAGGCTGTCTGAAGGTGTGCGTCTTCGGCAAACTCGACATAAACTTCGCCCTCGGCAAAACTGATGGCGGACAAACCCTTGACTGCGGGCGGTTGCGCGCCCAAAAAGCCGACATGGCGTAGCGTCCAAACACCCGGTTTAGGATTGTTCGGGCTGGTTGGCGGGTAAAAACTTGCCGACACTTTTTTATATCGTCCGGCTTTAACCAAATCCGCAAAGCCTTCATCAACTTGGGCAAAGTCCGCCGTCAGCACGCCGTTTTGCACACCAAGCGACTTGACCCAGCCGTAGGCGGGCGCATCTGCCTTGGGATGCCCGACCACAATAGGAGCCTCATGCACCTTCGGGTCATATGCTTGGGCAGCGGCAGCAAGGTCGGCCTCGGTAATCGTTACCGTATTGCCGTTTGCATCGGTACGCGTCCCTGCACGGAAAATTTCGTAAGACATAAAAAAGCCTCATCGGATGAATGAGGCTATTGTGGCAAAGGCCGTCTGAAACCGCTTTTAATGCGGCTTAAAGAATGATTGTTCAAAAAGGCGTTAAAATCGCGTTTTTAGCGCGTTTTACCATTGGGATAGGCAAACCCTTATCCAAGCCGACAAATGCGCTAAAAAAGCGGTCAGGACAAATCCTGACCGCTATCTTGAATAAATCGGGTAATCACACAAACAAATCTCCCTGATTTTTTGCCCGCTCCGCCAACCCGACCTCCTTGACGATGCGGTAGATGTGCTGGACGGTCAAATCATATTTGCGGGCAAGCTCCACATGATTCTTGCCGTTAAACTCCTTATAAATCTTCAGGTCGCGCTCGGATACCCTGCCCAAAAGGTTTTTGGGAAAATAAATCAACTGCCCGCCCCAGTTGCTGGTCAGATGATGAGACAGCTTTTTAGATACCTCGACCGCCTGCTGCCGCTCCATCGGCAATACCGACATCAAGCAGGCGACCGCCTGGTCTTCCAAATCCGCCACCAGCTCAGGCACTCTGTTGTCCGCCATTTTCCACCCTCACTTTCCATTTCTTCAAATGCTCGATGACCCGTATCGCGTCATCAGTTCCTAACCATCCATGATAATCTATGCCCGTCATGCGTTTGACAAATCGAGCCAGGCTCAATTCAGACGGGCTTCGCACCGCGCCCAAATGGTGCAGCTCCAACCAAAGCGCACGTATCTTTTTGACCTGCGCCTCCATCATGCGGTTTGGCATATGCACCGGCAAATCAGGCTTGCTTGATGTCGCCTGCGCTTTTGTGGTAACCACAAAACCCCGCATCTTCATCGCCCGTACGGCAAGCTCCAGCTCTTCAACCGACAGTTTGGTACTGCTCGTCTTGCCGCATGACAGGTTGGCGAGCAGCGCGCGGTATTCGCCATCGTCCATCATCAACTGGGTTTTGGCCACATGGATGAGCCGTATCAACCGCTGTTTTTTCTGAGCACGGGTTTCCATTTCCAGACCCCTAAGAACCTCAAAAAAGTGAAACAACGTTTCACTTTTTTCAAGAAAATCAATAAATAATGATATTCTATTCGGGATTTTTGCGCAGTGCAACTAAAACGGAAGGACGCAAAAAAGGTCGCCTGAATCTCTTCAGACGACCTTTTAAACATCAGCGGCTTTAACGGTTCACCGCTTCTTTCAACGCCTTGCCTGCACGGAATTTAGGCGTTTTTCGTGCCGCGATGGTCAGCGGTTCGCCCGTTTTCGGGTTGCGGCCTTTGCGCTCGGCAGATTGGGCGGTGTGGAACGAGCCGAAGCCGACCAACGTAACGTCTTTGCCGTCCTTCATCGCCTGCGTTACCACGCTGACAAACGCATCGACAAATTCTGCCGCATCGCGTTTGTTCAATTCCGCCTCATCGGCGATGGCTTGGATTAATTCAGATTTATTCACTTTTTGACTCCTATTTAGGTTTAAATGCGGCAGACCGTGCCGCGCGGTTTATTGGATATTGACTAACTCCAGCTCTTTGCCGGTTACCTGTCGAATTTCTCGGTTAAGGATGGCCAGACACAAAAGGCCTGCACTTTGGGCGATGCTGCCACCGTCTTCGTCATCCTTCGGCATCGGTTCGTCCGAAGTCAGCTTGACAAACAGGCCACCCGACTGATCGCTGATGAGGATATTTACCGTCGCCATGTTCACACCTTCGCCACATCCAAATTCATCAACTGATACTCCCCATCCTCGCCGCGCTGATACACCCGCACAAACGGCTTGCTGATATGCACCTGCAAACTGTCGGAGAGCGCGTCCATCGCCCGTTGCCATTTTTCGTCGGTGATTTGCAGGCGGCGCAGTCCGAGTACGCGGGCAGTGCTGATATTGCCTTCCTTATCCACCTGAAACGCCGCGTTAATCAGCGTTTTCAATTCCGTGCGGCTGCCTTCCGTCCATTCGTTGATACACTCATCAATCAAGGCTTTGGCGGCAATCAAACCTTCGTCAAATACCAACGTATCCTGCATGGCAAGGTTGACGCGGTACGCGCCGTCGAAGCTGTGCAGGCTGATATTGCCTTTCTTGCCGCCGACATTTACGTCGTAGCGGTCGGCACTCAACTGCACAAACGCGGCAATATCGTCCATCGCCTCGCGTTTGAAAGTGATTAAGTCATCCTGCACGGCGCGCGCTTTGGCAGCAATTTCCAGCACCAGCTCGTCACGCAGCAGGTCGATTTCTTTAATATTGGCCAGAGGCACGAGATTGCCTTTGGCATCCTGTTTGTATTCTTTCATGTCAACGCTATTCATTTTGTTTTACCTTTCTGCCTTGCGGCATTAATCCTTTTACACTCATCCACTGACCGGTGGCGTGGCCCGTGTATCCAATCCCTGTCCATGCAAGGGAATCTTTCCAGCAGGCTGAGTGTCTGTTTGAGTTTGGCGGCCTGCGCTTTGCCGTATTCGGTCGGACGGTGCTTCTTTTCCAATTTCGGCACCATCCTGATTTCGGGCGGCGGCAGGTGTTTGATAAGGTCGGCAGGGTTTGGCCACTCTGACGAGGATGCCGCGATAGCTCTAAAGGCTGCCTGTATCCTGATTCCGTCCTGTTCCGGTTGCCACGGCCGGCCGCTCAGTATGCCCAACCAAAGTTCGGCGACTGCCGTCAAATCCGCCGAGGCAGGGCGGCCTTTGAGGTTTAAGGCGGCGAGCATCATAAAACCCTGCGCGATTGCTTTTTTCAGCCAGCTATTGTTGTCCTCCATTTGACCACTCCATCAAACCGCCCAACCCGCTCCTCAATTTGGTATTTACCCCTTCTCTCGCGGGAGAGGGTTGGGAAGAGGGCAAAACCGCAATTCCCGCCGTCTTTTCGGGCGACCAAAACGTGATGTTTTCCAATAAATAACCGTGGCTGGTCAGCGGCGGTGTCAGCTTTCCCGCATCCCGTGCCTCAAGGCATCGTGTTGCCGCCCAAATCCAAGCCTCGCGCGGGGCCGGGTACGTTTTTCGGTTACGGACAATCTTGCCGTCCCGTATCATCGGCGCAATCTCGCCGACAAGCTTTGAAACACGGTTAAAACTTAAATCCTTTTCGGCGGGGCGAAAAAGCGTCAGATACCGCAATACCGCCTTAAAAAGGTCGTCTGAAATGCCGGTCAGGGCAATCAGGGCTTCGCGGGCATCGTCATGGACGATTAATACATCCAAGCTCATCACCGCACCGCAGGTAGGGCAGCGTACTTTCATGTTCTCGCCTCCATCAGACTTTTAAGGCTGCAGTAAACCAAGTCGGAAAAATCAATAGCTGCATCACATGCCCGATCACCATCTTCTACATCCACCGGAGGGAAATAAAACAACCCGTTTTTCCAAGATGTATTTGCGGCGACAACCGCATAAACTTCTTCAAGCGTACAGCCCTCATTCAGCTCTTTACTCAGGTAATCTGTATCGCCTTCTTGGTTACCCAAAGCAGCATCCTGAGTAATCTTGATAATGCCATCGCGGGCGATATTTAGATAAATTGTCATCGCGCCGCCTCCAAATCCTTACGGCTCAAGCACCGCAATGCCGTCTGAACCACATCCTCAACTTCATCCGATAGTTGCGACGACACATACATCATCACAAACTGACCCGATACCGTTGTCAGCTCGGCGGCAAGATGACCGCCTTTCTCCCGCCAAACCGATACTTTGATTTTGCTGTAATCCCTGTTCATTTTTCCGCTCCCGCAGGCTCCAAAACCACGCCTGTTATTTTGTCTGTCTCGCTCATCCCGCCATAAACTGCTTCCCAGTTTTGATCGGCTTCCAGAGCATCCCTTTGTTCTGCTGTTGCCGCGACCGGCTGGCAGGAGGCCAACATGACGGTTAATATCCATAAACCCCTCATTTGTACTGCCCCCTGTCATAGACGTTGATCTGCATAGGCTGTTTTTGGCGGCAAGGTTCGGTCAGCATTGCCTGTATGGCCACGACGATGGACAGCAGCACAATTACAATGGCAAATTCGATTTCATCTTTTTTCATGATTTCCCCTTTATTTTTCAGACTCTTCCGATTCGTCGATACCGGCCAGAACGGCTAACTCCACTATGTCCTGCCAAGTCAATACAAACCGCTTCCCAGTAGCTTTACTGATGACCATCGGCTCACATCCCACAGAGATTTCCATCGTGTATTCCATGCTGCCGACTTTCCCGGTAGCTACCTGTTTTCTAAATGGGAGCAGCAAGTGATTGGGGTCAATAAATTTTCCGAATTTGTTATCCATCTCACACCCCCCGTACCACATCGCCGTCAACCATCTCAAAACCAAGCTCCGCCGCCTGATTCATCGCTGCCGCCACCAAGTTGTTGACCGCCAGCGGATAGAGTAGGCTGTTGGTTTCTAATCCCTTGCTCGTGCGGCTTTTGACTGTCAGACGCTCGGCAACTGCATCAATCGCACTCTGGTCTAAAATCTTTGCCATGTCCGCATTGACGCGGTCAAATTTGTGCTTGAGATAGCCTTCGAGCTTGCCGTCGGTCAGCGGCAAGAGCGTAACCACTTCGCAGCGTTGCACCACCTCGCGCACCGCAGGATTGTTTTCGCTAAGTTTTTGTGCCAACTCCGTCTGACCGATTAAGACAATCCCGAGCAGGCGTTCAAACCCGTTTTTCAGCTCAAAAAAGCGTTTCAGGTGTTTCAGGGTTGGCAGCGGCAGGCCGTGCGCCTCTTCGATCAAGAGCAGGTGTTTGTTGCCTGCTTTCGCGCTTTCCGACAAAGCGCGGTGGATTTGGCGGAAACGTGCTTCCGGACTGCGTTTAGGGCTGGTTCCCGGCGATACTGCCTCCAAAATGGCCTCGGCAATATGTACCGCCTTAAGCGTTTTGCCTTTTTGGTCGTTGTCTTCCATTGCCAAGACATAAGGCTCGATCAGGATGATTTGTCGGCCTTCGCGGTTGATACGGTCTTGCAGGTCTTCGCGCAGTGTGGATTTACCCGCTCCGCTCTCACCAACCACCGCCACAAAACCGCCGTGGCAGGCCGTCTGAAACATTGCCTCGCGCACATAGCGCACATCCGGCGTCATATACACATCGTCCGCAGACTGGATTTCGTCGTTAAACGGGTCGCGGAATAGGCTAAAATGTTGTTTTGCCGCTTGGTTTAAAGTTGCTTTTCGTAGTAACATCTCATTGTCCTTGTCTTCGTAAGTTGCTTGGGCAGGTGCGGCTTCCGGCTCGTTTCTCAGGCTCGCTGGGATTTCCGCACCATTCGTTTCAAAAAATTGTTTCAATTTCCTTCGCAGCTCGGCTGCGTTTTTTTTCGGCCATTGCCCGTGATTGACTACCGCCACCAGCATCGGCTTGCTGCATCCGATTTCGGCTGCCGCGGCGGCATAGGATTTGCCGATTTGCTTAAAGGTCTGTTTCATGCTTTCCCTTTTTTTCAAATGCGACGACGTCGTCGCATTTGCCTAACCGGTTTTATGCAGTTTCAGACGACCCATCGTCTTCAGCCTGTCGTAAACCTCGTCCAATTTGCTCTCGACCACGCCTTCCGGGTAGTGTTTGAGGATGACCGCCATCGCCTGTTTCCAGTCGCCGCCGTCTGCCTCGACGCGGGGTTTTAAGCGTTTGGCGATTTCGACCTTGCTCAATACCTGCTCAGAGACCTCCATCCGGTTGTACGCCATCTGCTGTCCCTGTTTGGGCATAAAGAGCGTATTGCGCGCGGCAAGCGTATCTTCCTGATGTTTGTACGGGTCGATTTCGCCGCCGAATGGGACTGCTTTGCCTTTGCGTTTGGCGGCTGCCGCCTCCAGCGTTTCCGCACCCATCGCCAGCTTGTCCAGCTCTTTTCGATGCTGCTGCGCGTCCGTATCGGCAGGGGCTTTGTATTCCGCCCCGATGACCGCGGCGTCAGCCCTGAAGCCCATCTCGTCAAAAACTACTTCGGGTACGGATACCCAAACCTCGTTACCCTCCGCGTCATAAGTGGCGACCCGCGCCCCGTTTACCTCCCAAGGATTCTTACCGACCAAAACCTTCTGACCGACCAAAATCCCCTTGATGCCTTTCACGCTATATACCCGTCCGCCGAAGCGGATTTCCAAATCCGCCGAGACTTTCGCCTCTTTCGGCGCGCTGATGGCAAGCTCTCGGCAATAATCCGCAGGCGGCGGCAGGATGAGCTGCTCGGGTTTGATTTTGTTCCAGGCCTGATAGCGGGTCATGCCGTGGCGGCTATGCTTTTGCGTACCGTTGTAGTAACGCATCCACCGTTCCGATAAAGCATTGAGCTGGTCGATGTCGTGCACCTCGGTAAAGCGCAACCCGCTCTCAAATGCCGTTTCGACAATATCGTTGGCTTTTTCCACTTGCCCTTTGGCTCTCGGATTGCCCGGCTTGTTGATTTGCACATGCACATCTAACGACTTGCACAAATTTTTAAACGCCGCCGAAGTATTCGCGCTGCCCGGGTCAAGCATGACCATGCGTGGTACGCCGCGAAACGGGTCTTTTAGCGAGTCTGCCTTTTGCTGCATCATGTAGATGAAAAAGTCGCAGAGGTTCGCGCTGGTCTCGCCGCCGAAGTAATAACGCACCGCAATCGTGCCGGAGGCATGGTCTGTCCCCGTGTACCGCCAGACGCGGTCGTTTTCGATTTTGACGACGTTTTTCGGCTTGTTTTTATAAAACTCCTCTTCCTTCATCACCCGCAGCCCCGTATCCTTGCCCTGACGGGGCAGGTAATACAAAACGCACAAACTCGGGTCGATTTGCCAACAATGGTTCGGATGCTCTGATTTCATTCGGCTGACCGGTTCGGGCTGGAGCAGTTGGTCAGGATGCAGCTTGTACTCTCGTAAAGCCCGGGTAATGGTGTTTTCAGAAAGCGGCATGACTTCCCCGGTTTCCTCATCAATCCGCGCCGCCTCGATTTTTCCGTTGGCGCGCAGCATTTCCACTGCCTGCCGCACCGACATCAACCGCTTGCCGTTGCGCCTCATCGCCTCCACCAAAACCGCCGAAATCAATTTAGCTTCTTCCGGCTTCAGCTCCGTCTTGCCCGCATCGCTGCGCCGTTTGCGCGTCGGCTTGACGCTGACCGCCTCCAGCTTGCGGTATAGCGTGGCAA